CGCGAGGACCTCCAGCGGCGATAGCAGGTCGATGGAGACGTCCTCGGCGGTGCCGCCCTTGGGGCCTATGAGGCCGGCCACCACGGGCGCGCCGTCCCACATGAGGCATATGCCGCGCCGCCACATGGCGATGGCCCCGTGGCGCTCGGCGGCCGTGCGCCCGGGGACGGCCGGCCACGGGAGGCGCAGCCCGGAGGCGTCGCCCCCGCCCGCGCCCTTGTCGCGCGTGGTCGAGAGGGAGCAGTCGCCGACGCTGAGCGTCCAGGAGAAGCTCGGCAGGTCGAGCTGCTCCGCGAGGAGGCCGGTCATGCTGTCGAAGAGGTAGGCGGACCACATCAGGCGGCCCCCTCGTCCCACACGGAGAGCGCCGCGCCGCCGGTGCCGCCGTCCACGATGGACAGGCCCCAGTCCCCGCCGTCGTAGGCGAGGTGCAGCTCCACGGTGTGCTGGCCGGCGGCCAGCTCGGTCGCGCAGGAGGACGAGTGGGTCAGCTCGGGGCCGGCCCACGCGGGCCACTTGCGCCTGGACCCCGCGACCTCCGCGCCGTCGACGGTGAGGTACGGGCGCACGCGCGTCCAGCCGGTGTTGCCGCCCGGCGTCACGAGCGTGGCGCGGTAGTCGACGCGCACCAGGTGCCTCGACGGCACCGTGACCGTGACGGCCACGGTGTAGAAGTCGCTCCACGAGCCGCCGGTCGAGATGCGCTTGTCGGCGTTGAGCGCGGCCTCGCCGAGGAGCCCGAGCGTGCCGCCGGACGCCGTGGCGGCGTCGCCGCGCGCCTCCATCGTGGCCTGCGCCGTGGTGGTGGCCCCTGCGGGGAGCCGCATGTAGGCGAGCACGGTGGCGTAGGCGGGCACGGCGGGCCTCGCGGGGCTGGCCGCAGGCGCGCCCTGCGTGACGCCGAGCGCCACGTGGTTGTCCGGGTCGCCCTGGTCCCTGTCGTGCGAGGTCACCCACACGGCGTCGATGCGCGGGAACCCAGTGCCGTTGGCCGCGACCGCCGGCGTGCTCCCCGCCGGGACCGCGGCGATGGTCGACCCGTCCCCGCTCCCCTTGGAGCAGACGGCGACGCCGGCCGCCACCGAGTACGCGAGCGACGAGGAGCCCCTGACCCCGAGGCCCGAGAGAATGCCGGCGTGCGGGAACAGCGCCGCCAGCGCCTTCCGGAGCGCGAGCGGCGTGGTGCCGTCCGAGCCGTCGTTGCGCACGCCCAACGCTACATCTGCCATGTGCAGACCTCCTAGACATAGGTGTCGCGCCAAGCGACCTCGACCGTGCCCGTGCCCTCGGCCGCGAGGGCGAGGGTCACCTCGCCGCCCGGGGGCACCGAGGGGAAGCCGCGCGCCGAGAGCAGCCGCGAGGCGTCCACGCCGGCCACCGAGGCCGCGTGCGCCAGGCAGTCGAGCGTGACCGGCTGCGCGCCCACGTGGCCGTCCCAGGCGAGCTGCGCGCCGGTGGCGACGTCGGTGATGGTCAGGCCGTCCATGTCACCGCTGGCGGTGATGGTCGGGTAGGCCGTGGCCGTGCCGTCGTTCCTCAGCGTCGCGACGTTGGCCCCCGCGCCGCCCCCGCCGTACGAGAGCGGCCAGACGAGGCCGTGCGGCGCGCCCCCGTGCCACACGAGCGCGCCCGCAGACGCCCCGGGCGAGAGGTACGCGCGGCGGGGCGTGAGGCCGTACTCGCGGGGGTTCCTGCATGTCATCGATATGGTGGCGCCGAGCGCCACATCGAAGCCGTCGGACTCCTCGAGGTCGACGGTGATGGACCCCGTGGCCATGCGCCGCGCCGCACCGTCGTCCACCACGCACGTCACCTCGTGGTGGAGCAGCGCGCGGAGCAGGTCGGCCTGGGCGATGACCTCGTCGCGGGTGCGACCGATGGCCGTCGCGTAGATGGTCACCACGCGCGACTCGTAGAGTAGCGTGCCCTCCTCGCGTGGGAAGTCCCCGTCGCCCATGGAGCGCGCGGTGTCCGAGCCCTTCTCCGCCGGCGTGCTGTACCAGCCCTTGAGCGACTTGGGCGAGACGATGAGGCATGGCGCGCCGTCGTCCCGTGCGGTGCCGAGCAGGCGGACGGTGCGCCCGCCGGCCGAGAGCGTGACCTCCATCCGCTACACCCCCTGCGCGACGGCGTCGAGCAGGGCGCGGTTTGCGATGGATGAGGCTGCGTAGAGGTCGCGGTCGCTCCGCACGACCTTCGTGTAGCTGTTGATCGTGACCCCCCTCCCGGAGGCTCCGCCGTCCATGGCCGCCACGAGCGCCGCGGCGTACCTGCCGATGTACGGCTGGTAGCTCGGCCAAACAAACTCCCCTCCGGCCTCGCCGACTATGGCCGTGGGGCGGTCGACGAATCCTCCCGCCGCGTAGAAGGCGATGCTCGGCACCGAGAAGTTCGCGGGGTCGAGGTTGAAGCTGCCCTCTATGTGGAACGTCGGCACGTACACCTGCGACCACATCTCCGAGAACTTAGACGGAATTGACGATATCCAGCCCCAAATCTTGTCGGGGAGTCCGGATATCGCGTCCCCGACCGAGCTGACGCAGTCCCACGCAGACTGGCCCGCCTGCGAGAAGGCGTCCGAGAAGAAGCCGGGTATCCCTGAGACGAAGCCCTGGACGGCCCCGGGGATTCCCTCCACGAAGGACTTGATCTCCTCGACGTGGTCGCTCACGAAGGCCGCGCCGTCCGCGAAGACGCCCCCTATGAAGTCTCCTATGGGAGAGAAGAATCCCTGGATGGCGCTCACGACGCCCGAGAAGAAGCCGCCTATCGGCTCCCAGGCGGCGGTGGCCATGTCAGAGGCCGTCTGGAAGGCGATGCCGATGGCGTCGAGCACGCGGCCGAGAAGCGTGAGCGCGCCCGCCACGGCGTCTATCGCGACCCCGAGCACGGATACGAGCACGGAGACGACCGGGGAAAGGATGTCCCACACCACCGACAGAGCGGAGCCCACGATGCCGAGCGCCCCACAGAGCGCCGAGACCGCGCCCTGGATGACCGGGAGCACGGAGGAGCCTAGGCTCTCGAGCGATGGCATGAGCGGCTCGAGGACCGGGCCGACCTTCGCCATGGCCCCGTCCACCAGTCCGGAGAGCGTGTCGCCGAGCGGGGACAGTGCCCCAGAGAGCCAGTCGAGCGCCCCTCCCAGCCCCTCGATGGTGGAGGTGACGCCCCCCATCACTGCGGAGCCCAGCGGCTCGAGCGCCGCCTCGGCCCCGTTCTGGATGAGCCTCCACTTCTCCGGCCAGTCGTCGGTGGCCTCCATGGTGCCCATGATGTCGCCCTGGGCGCCGAGGGCGCTCTGGCCGAGGTCGTCCATGCTGATGGCGCCGCTCTTGAGCGCCGCGACGAACTGCGTGGCGTTCCTCGTGCCGAAGATGTCGCTTGCGGCGCTGATGGCGGCGGCGTCGTCCCCGGCGCTGACGTACCCCTCGATGGCGGAGACCGAGTCGGAGAAAGTCTTCTGGACGTCCCCGCCGCTCTCAGCGACGGAGGAGAGGGCCTTCTTCATCGACCCGAGCACCGACGAGGAGTTGAGGCCCGCCTTGTCGAGCTGTCCGGCCATGTCCGCGACGTCGTCGAGGCTGAAGCCGAGCTCCTGCATGGCCGGCCCGCTCGACTGCACGACTGAGACGAGGTCGTTGAATCCCATCCCGGTCTGTTGGGAGACGCCGAAGAGGTAGTCCATCTCGCCTGCGGCGTCCTCGCCGGAGACCGAGAAGGCGTTGAAGGCCCCGGTGAGCCTGTCGACGTCGACGGCTTGGCCCGTGAGCTCGCCGAGCGCGGCGGCGCGGTCCGAGACGTCCGTGAGCGCCTGGCCCGCGAGGCCCATCCGCTGGGAGAATCCGGCGACTATGCCTCCGGCCTCCTCGAAGCTCACGGGGACGGTGGTCGCCACGTGCTTCGCCGAGTCCCCCAGCTCGTCCAGGGCGTCGCCTGACGCCCCGGTCGATATCTGGATCGAGTCGGACATGGCGTCGAAGTCCTCGCCGATGCCCTCTAGCGCGGAGCCCACGCCTATGACGCACGCCGTGACTGCGGTCGCGAGCGCCGCCGGCCCGGCTGCGCCGAGCACGCCGGTTATGCCGTCGACGAGCGACGAGCCTGCGCCGTTGCCCACCTCGCCTAGCCTGTCACCGAGGCCGCCGAGCTGCCCGGTGACGGCGTCCAGGATGGACCTGCCTCCCCTGGACCCGGCCTCGTCTCCTGCGCCCTCCATCGCACCGGAGAGCGCGTCGGTGATGCTCTTCTCGGCGCCCTGCATGCTTGGCATGATGGAGACGTAAGCGTTAGCGACGTTGACGCCCTCTGCCATAGGGTCACCCCCTTACGAGAGAGTGGGCCGGCCGAGTGGCCTATCCCACCTGTCATCCGCTGCCGTAGTACCAGTCGAGGAATTCGCACTGCGGGATGGCCCCGGAGCCCAGGTGCCGCTCGCCGGCGGCCTTGACCCACGGGCGCTCGACGGGAGCCGGGGCCTTTGGCATTGAGCCCTTCTTCGAGTGCGCCTTGGCCACGACGTAAGCCGCAGCGTTTATTGCGTCGACGCAGTCGGCGAGCTGCGCGTTGGTCCTGCGTGTCGAGTACCAGTCCCCGACGTCCCCCTTGTGCTGCGCCCTCCACGTCGCCCACGTCTCGTCGGCGTGCCGGTAGAGCACGAGAAGCCCGTCCCACCCTATGGTGGTCGGCACGTCCGCCAGCCGCGCGCCGAGGTGCGTCATGCAGTCGGCGTCGAGCGCCCCGTCCGTCTCGCGGTCTACTCGGACGAGGGCGACGATTCCCCCATGGACGCCTTCGAGGCGTCGTTCCACGCGGCGAAGAGGTCGCGCAGCTCGGCGATGGTCAGCCCGTCGGTGCATCCCGGGGCGTGCGCCTCGAAGACGGCGCGGGTCGCGTCCACCCGGGAGACCCCGCTGCCGGCGGAGATCGCGCGCACCTCCTCGTAGGTCAGGCACTGCGCCTGCGGCACCGAGTAGTCTGAGTCCCCGATCCTAAACATGAATTGGGCTGGCTCGTGCCTCTGTAGGACGAAGACTGCCATTACGCGCCCACCACCCGTCCGTCGTCGTAGATGAAGTAGACGTAGTAGCCGTCGGAGTCCGCGTTGAGAGAGAGCGTCATGGAGAACTTGTTGGGCGCGCCCGGCTTGAGGCTGACGTCGTCGATGGACGTGACCTGGGCGCTCGGCATGTACACGCGCACCCTGCGGTTCTCGTCCTTCATGTTGATGCAGACCGAGTTGGCCGGCCCTGGCTCCCCGGAGAACTTAAGGATGATGACCTCGCCATGCTCGGCCGTGGCCTCAGTGACGCTGAAGTCTCCCTCGTGGAGCATGAAGCCCGCGAGTCCCTTATCGATCTGGATGGCGGGGATCGTGACGGTCGGGTCGGCCTCGCCCCTCGTCACTCTGATCTTCTTCTTGGCCCAGTCGCGCACGGCGTCCCCTGCGGCGATGAGGCCGGAGACGGTGATCCCGTCCTCTCCGACGTACCCGAGCCCGCCAGACCACGCGTCTGGGAGCTTGGTGCGCGCGTCGGTGGGGGCTGCGGTCCCCACCTTCGCGGTCCGGATGGCGCCCGTGGTCGGCGACTGGTCCGGCTCTGTGAGGTAAACCTTGTTGCTGTCGATGCCCATGTGGGCCTCCTTCAGTCGATTGACTCCCCGCGCGCGGCGACGTTGCACGCCACGGTGACGCGCGGCACGCCCGCGTGGTTGGGGTCGGGGTTTGGGTAGGCGCTCGTGACGGTCGGTGACTTCCACGCGACCCCAGACGGGGCCGCGCGCATGTGGAGCGTGGCCACGATTCCGGCGAGCCTCCGAGCGGCGTCCGTCGCGTCCGCGTAGTCTGGGACCGCCCCCGCCCACACGTCGATGGACATGTCGTGCTCCCACGACACCGGGGTCGACGGGGCGCACCCGAGCTGCGTCACGTGCGCGACCGGCGCGCCCCCTCCCACGGCATCTGGGGGGTTGGCCGACACCCGGAAGCCGCAGAGCGCCGTGAGGTCGGCCGCGAGTGCTGCCTCCGCGTCGATGGGGAAGGTCAGGCTCTGCATGCCTGCACCGCCCTCGAGAGCGACTTGTCGGTGGCCTCGGCCACCATGGCGTCCTCGGTGGCGCCGCGCACGCTGTAGGCCACGCGCTGGCCGGTGAATCTCGGGCCGACGACCTCGAAGCCCTCGCCGGCCGCCGCCGCGATGCGGCGCGCGGAAGCCTCGCACTCTCCCGCGATCGGTTGCGAGCGCAGGAGCGCCGCGATGCCGTCGTGGTCGAGCTCCAGGCGGAAGCCTCCCACCTTCTCCATGTCGATCACTCCCAGTCCACGAGCGCGCACTCGATGTGGTCGGTGCCTCCGAATGGCGACGGGTACTCGATTGGCTCTCCGTCGATGGCGTAGCGGTCCCCGGCGTAGGTCACGCGGTCCCCGCGCCGCACGTCCGTGCCCGGCGGCGCGTAGAGCGTCAGGCGCATGTTAGCGGCGCGCCCCTCGTCGGACGAGTCCGACGAGGTGGAGGCGTTCCCGACCCAGCACCCGGGGGCCTCCCTCTCGGTCTTCTTCGACCAGTCGGGGACCGTCGTGCCGCGCGACTCCCTGGCACCGGGCCGCTCGATGGTCACGGCGACGAGCGCCCACATAGGCATCGGCATCTAGACCACCAGCCTGTATGGCGCGAGCTCCGCTCCGTGGCTCCTGACGCCAACGTTCACGCTGTATCCCACCTGCGTGCCACCGGCGGTCTGCGACGAGATGCCTGGGTGAGCCACGAGGAACTCGCTCACGAGCGCGACGAGCGTCGCGGAGAGGTCGGGCGCGGAGTCAAGCCCCGCCGTGTACGCGACGCGGACTGAGCGCCAGCCGGCGCGCGCGGCGGCGCATGGGCGCACGATGCGCACCAGTCCGCTCGCCGACCACTCGTAGGACGAGGGGTCGACCTCCAGCGTGCCGACCGAGACGGACGAGACGCCGGAGACGGCCATGGCAGGGAGCCTGAGCACGCGGCCACCGTCGGCATTCGCCACGCACGCGAGCGACGGCGCGACGTGCCAGCCGCAGTGCGCGCGGATGGCCGCGGAGTAGGCGGCGAGCGCCCACTCGACGGTCTCCGTGGTGGCGGAGAGCTGCCCCCCGGTGGCGGTCGAGAACTCGGCCGCCGTCATGAGCGGCGGGAGCGCTCCCTCGACCTCGTATCCCCAGGGGGTGCGTGTGGTCACTTGTCCGACACCTCCCTCGACTTGTTGGCCGGGGCCTTCGCCCGCTTCGCGCACGGGCGCGGCTTTGGCGACGGCTCGGCGTGCTCGACGGCGCCCTCGGGCTGGTGGCCCTCCACGTACTGGAATGTGAGGCCGCCGATGTCGTACTGCTTCATCATTTCGGAGCCCCCGTTCGTCGTGGGGCCGCCCACGTGGGCGGCCCCTGGTTGCCCTAAGCCCCGGAGATGGTGAGCTTCTCGAGGCCGGCCGGGTAGCGCACGACGAGCTTCAGGCGCTCGATGACGCGGATGGCCACGAGGTCGTGCTCGAAGTCGTCCTTGTCGGAGTTGGTCATCTCGACGCGCAGGCCATCTCCGGCGCGGGTGAAGACGGAGCCGGAAGCCTTGAAGGCGCCGACCCACGGGGAGCCGGCGGCGACGGCGGAGGTGACCACGGTAGTGAGGCCCCAGACGTCGGGGTAGAGGACGATGCCGCCCTGCGAGCCGTACTGGCCGGAGAAGTAGCCGCCTCCCAAATACTGCCCGTTGGTGTCCTTGGTGAGGCGCAGGGTCTGGTAGTCGGCGGGGTTGAGCACGACCGCGTCGGCCATGAAGGGCGTGGCGTTGCCGATGTTGGTGATTGCCTGGAAGATGGCGTCCGCGAGGCCGGCGCTCTTGGTGGTCGCGGTCTGCAGCCCATCGGTCGCGGAGAGGTCGGAGATGAGCTTGTCCTCGACGGTGAGGTCGTGGAGGTAGAGGCCGCGGTCGTTGATGGAGCTGGCGAGCCAAGCCTGGTCTGTCACGATCTCGTAGCTCTCGCGGTAGAAGCCGCCGATCTTCTCGAGCGCG